AACTGTGCCAGTTTGCCAATTATTAGAAGTTCCGGCAGCTAACGAAGGACCTGTTAAATCTTCTAACTTACCATTTACAAATAATTTAACATTTCCTGATTTAAGAGTTGTATCAACAGTTAATATAATAGACGTAGGTGTTTCACCATCTGTTACTATCACAGAAGAACTTGTTAAAGTAGCATTAACTACTGGAGAACTTTTCATTACTACCACTGCTTCTATTTGTTTAGATGCATTTAAGGTTATTTTAAACTTTTCCTTAGTATTATCATCATACTGAGATATTATAATATTTTCTCCACTTATATCTGCATCTGGCACTATATGTGCTACTACTGACATTTCGGTTTGTGTATCAGCTGTACCATCATAAGTTGGGTCCGCTGCTGGACTTGGTGTACATATAACTACATTATTAGCCCCATCGAATCGTAAACAGTTTCCAGCTAGTCCTTCTACATCATATAAAGCTCCAGTAATAGTAGTAGCATGTCCTGATATTTGTTCTACAGGAGCAGAGGCTGCCACACCGTGTGAGCCAGACTCATTAAAAGGATAGTGTATAACTGCATCTGAATATTGGTTTTCTATATTTTCATCATCAACTATAATGAATCCATACCAAGCATCTTTGTTTGGGGAAGACCATTTGAACTTAGGATAAAATGCATTGTCTTTGTCTGGTTCTATAGTTAATTCTGGTTTTTCTAATATTTCATCTTCAAAGACAGATAGCATATAAGTTTTATTAGTTCCTGTTTCTGTGTCTACATTTATTTTAAAAGATTCGCTAGGGTCATCTGTAGATATTAATATAGGAAGTGTTGTGTTGGTTTCTACATTGTCTGTTTCTATAACACCAGATATATCAATTTCTTTATACTTTGTAATATCGTTTTGAATATTCAGTGGTAAAAATCCTGCATGACCTCCTAAATCTGATTCATCGTCAAAACCACCTAATCCATAATCTTTTAATTCGATAATAGATTCGGGCGTATCTTCAAAAGCTTCTAAGCTCCATGAATTTAAATACAGTCCATCATTAAATAAACCTTCATTATATGTTGCTCCTAGAGATATGGCATCAGTAGTTATTCCTATTACATTTTGATAGGATTTTTTTGGTAACATTTTTTTAGTTACATTATTATTGTTACCTCTTATAGTCGTTGCCTCAAGGGTTACAGATGCACCAGAATGAGAACCACCCGAAAGAGATACTTGATTATTATCTGTATCGACAGAGTTGATAAATTTGGAAGTTCCTTTAATAGTCATAAAAGCTTTTATTCCATCTAAATCTGAAAGAGTCAAAGTTGAACTTCCAGAGCCTCCTGTTACAGTTTTTGTAATTTCACCGCCAATATTTGTAATTTCTAAAACCACCCAGAATTTTTTAGGCGATATCATCAATTCATGTTTTGTGGATTGGTCCATATTAATACCATGTAGCGTATTAAATGATATTTTGTTATCATCTCTACTAACTACTTTAACTGTTCTAGGTTCAAAGGTAGGACTGGCGTGTGAATCTCCGTGTTTATATATTATATAATCTGTATCGTCATCTAAATCAAAAATTGAAGGCGAATCAACTCTGATAGTTTTATTATCTATTAGTGACAATACTCTAGCTGAAGCAAACAAACATTCTCTTTGTTCAGGTACTGCAATTATGTGAACTGTGTCATCATTATCATGTGTGGCAGCTGTTGTGCCGTACTGTGCCCTAGAAACTGTCAAATTATTAGAATTAATAGCTGTAACTTTCATAACTTCACTATCAATTTTTATATATTGGTTTACTGCAAAATCAGTACCATCGTCAACAGGTATTGTAGTTGCAGAAGTGGATGTCACATTAGCAGTCAATAATGAACCTGAAGTTTTGGTTCTAGCATCAAAATTCCACTGTAGGATACCTTTCTGTGTGAATCGGTCCACAAAATTCGAGCCATTCGTATTCATCCCTAATTCGTAACTATTGGTATCATCCCCAACTTTTAAACCTCTGTTTGTGTAATTGGGTGTTCCATCATTGTTATCGAAAAAAGGTGAAAGATTTGTATAACCTGTTACGGTGTAACCAGCCTGCTCATTGTTTGAACCACTTGGGTCTTGAGTAGATGTAGTGCTTCCATAACCTTGTGTTAATTTTTCTCTACCTTGAAGACCGTAATCTTCAGCAGAAGAAGTATATCCAGCACGTATATTAGAAAATTCACTATCTATGTTTGTAATAAGTTTGTCTGTTATAGAAGTAGTAGGAATATCAAAATCGTTCATCAAAAAATTTCTATCTGTAGATGATGAATTTATATTAGCAGCAAAACCTAAATCAGTAAAGTTATCAAACCCAAAACATAAATAACTGTTACACAAAGCGCCACTATTGTAAACATTAGTTGGAGTAGAATTATTAAATGTATAACCAAACGGCATTGTTTCATGAACTGTCGGAATAGTTAATCTTCCTGTTATTGTATTGTTGTGATTTGGAGTTGCGTTGCTATGTTTTATATTAAAATGTTTTAAATGTACAGCATCTACATATATAGAATTGGTCATATCCATTATACCCTGAACTTCAGAATCTACTTCAAATATACTATCATACATAAATGGTGAATTTTTGTGAGTATCTTTATCATCTTGGTCTACGTTAATAGTTACTTCACCACCACTACTTGTAGTAGTATTCCAACTAACAATACCCATTTCACTTGAGTTACCACTGGCACTACTAGCACTTCTAACAGAAGTACCGGGTTTTGCTAAATTGAATGCTATACCTTTCAACCCATTAGACGAACTTTTGTCTCCATCTGAGTATAAAAGAACATTGTCTCTATCATCGCCAGCAGTATCAGTTTCTGCATGTAACAACCCTGTAGTGAAAGCACCATAATTTGAGTCAAGAGATGATTTAACTGCTTGATAATTATTATTCCATACTGTCATGTATTTGGGCCAATCTTCTCGGTTAACAACTTTTAACTTTCTGTCAGTGCTTGTGGAAGATGTAGGATTAGCAGTTTTAACATTTCTTAACACTCCGGGACTTCTAAAAACATCACCACTAGCCACATCATATATGGAATGATATGCTCCCATCAATTCTGGGTCAACTTGGAAAGCCATTCTAAACCAAGTGTTAAAATTATCATCAATAGCAGTAGGCTGGTTGGTAAAACATATTTCTCCTAATCTATCATCAGTTCTAAAAGTAATATCATCAAATGGAGTATTAGATGCAAAGTTCGCAGATGGTCCTAAATCGTAATAACAGAGATGTCCATCGTAATTAACTAAAGCTGTTCCAAAGAAAGATTTAGTAGAAATACCACCGGTAAAAGCTGCTGGGACGGTTGCATTAGCATTAAATGTTTCAGTTATTGTAGTATTGCCATCAGCACCTTTATATCCTTGTGTTAGTGTTAATGTTGCAGTAGATATAGCAACTGCTATTTCTCCATTGTGTCCACTTGCATGTTCAATACAGTTTTTTAATGATGTAGCAGTTTGTGCTGCTGTACCAGAGGCATCAAATTGATTAGAAGCTAAAGTTTCTGTAGTTTTTGCAGTATATGTCTTAGATGTTCCAGCATATGATATAAGTGTAATTGCTTCATCAGTAGCAATATCTGCATGACAGATAACTGTAGCAGTAGCTTTTATACCGCCACCATCACCTGTAAAAGCAGCGCCTGTTTCTGTTGCAAGACTATCTCCTTGAGTCCAAGAAGGAGTTGCATTGTTTGAATCAATTGTTTCAGTTCCTGAACTACCTGCGGATGGTATGTGTTTTTTAATATAAGTAAATAAAGTATCATCGTGTGTAGGAGCGACCTCACCAAAGGTAACTACCAAAGACCTATTAAGTCTAAATCTCATAGCACAGCCAGTATCATCTGTACCGCTAGTAACATGAGTTCTTGTACCACCTAATGCATCAGTGTGGTTTTCAAACCTAACTAACATAGGAGCTAAAGATTCGATATTGACATCCATTTCTACTGTTGGAATTGGAGAATGACCTCCTGCCGCTGACTTTTCTTTTCTATTTGTGTTTCCTACTTCTACAGGCATTGGTAAAATTTTACTAGCAAAAGAAGATTGTTGTAAAGCTGAATATACTAAATCATTACCGTCTAAGTCTTTCATTGGAGGATACCATGGCGTAGATATGCTATTATCTCTATGCATATACAATGAATTAAGATGCATAGAATATCCACCAGTAAGGACATTAGAAGATGAATATGCAATATCACCGTACGCTTCTCTTTTCAAAGTACTTGTCTCACTGGTATTATCTACATTTGTTCCTCTAAATGTTTCAGCTTGTTTTATTATATCAAAGAAAGAGTTGTCGGTTGTTAGTTGTTGAGGTTCTTGAGGCACTTCTACTGTGATTTCACGGTCGTATTTTATTTTACTTTTTTCAGGGCCGTTTGCAAGTCTTGAATCTATTTCACGAGAGTGATACATTTCTGAGTTACGTCTCCAAAAGAGTTTCTTTTCTTTTACTGTTTTGTAACCTCCACGATATTTAGATTGTTTTTCTATTTTATAAATTTTTGTACCATCTTCTAAAGTTTGTCCATATCTTTTATGATGTGTTCCTTTTCCAAGTTGAGTTAACGACCTTTCACCAAACCGTTGTCCAAACTCATACCCATCGTATTCGTTTAAAAAAGGCCCAATACTTTGTTTCACTATAGTATTTTGTGTTTCTGTTGAAATATCTGGTGCATCAGTTGCAGCACCTGCAAAATTTTCAAGAATATATTCATCATCGTTATGGAAACAGCTAAATTGTGTTATGTTGTTATTTACAACTATAGTACCTGCTGCATCTTTACCGCCTTCTCTGTTACCTATAGGTTGATTAACTTTAAAAGCTTTTAAACCAGCACTACCTCCTGTTTTACCAGCTGTAATACTATTAATATATAAACCTATTTTAGCTCCTTTTAATTCTCCACCACCAAAAGTTGGTTGTAAAGCTGTATTATAATCTGCCATAAAAAGAGATGTTGTTTCGATATCAGAAACTGTTCCTGATTGAATATCTGTGGTAGTTTTGTTATTATCAAATAAATCAGCATAAGTAGCATTTGGCATTATCGTGTAATCGGGTATTGTTCTTTTATAAAATTTTGCTGCCATTAAATTCCTCCTATATCATTATTCCTTCTTATCGCTGTTGGTAACACTTCACTTATCTTTTGAGCGAAGTTGTCTGAATCATATACATCACCGTGTATATTTAAAGTTATGCCTGAGTCGCTGCCACTGCCAAGCATATTTTGAGTCTTAGGTATAACTGTTTCTCCCTTTTGTAATACAGCTAAACCATGGTCTTGGGTATAACCTCCCATATCATAAGTACGCTGTCGCATAAATCTACCACCAGTATCCATCGTAGTAAAATCTGTTTCTAAAGAACTTCCATAAGCAGACATATCTGGTGGTTTCATCATTTGTTGCATTGCTACATTATATGCTGCTCCTGCCACTACACCCATTGCTATAGCTGCTGCATAAGCAGTACCTCCCTTGAGACCCATAAACATAAGTTCCCCTGTTGCTTGAGCAGCCATGTTTGTAGCTATACTTAGACCAACCATTGCTCCACCCAAAGCCCCAATCATAGCAGCCATTGCTGGAGAATCGTTAGCAAACTTTTGTGTTAAAATTGCCATAGCCATCATTGTTCCTTTTACCATCAATTGAGAAGCTACTACAGCTTTTAAAGATTTAGTATAGCTGAAATTACTAACTTCGGCAGATGCTTTCATTTTAGTCTCAGCTTCTAGAGCACGTTTAGCTCCAACTCTAGCACCAGTTTCGACATTAATCCAATGAGCTCCTACTTTCTTTACCATCATCTCTTTCTTACCAAGCGTTGTGCTGAATTCAGTTTGCATATTTTCAGCAGCTTTAACTTGTGTTGCCGTTATTATTTGTCTTATATTTCTGGCTATCAAAGCTGAATTTATAGGTAATAATGAATTCATCAATTTGAATTGTACAACAGTTTCTATGAAACCTGAACCAAAGGCGTCCATCAATTTAGCAATAATTTTTAATGGTACAGCGAATAACTGTAATAATCCTACCATAGAATTACCTGCTTTTGAAAAGTCACCTAAAATATTAACTGTTATAACCAATAAATCTTTTACTATTCTTAAAGAACCAATGACAAAATCTCGAATTATTGTACCCATCTTGGTTAATTGTACAGAACCATCAGACATATTTTTAACAAAAAGATTCTTTACAACATCTACAATTCCATGTACTTCCATAGCAAACACATTAAGGAATCCTGCTTCCTGTCCTACTTTATCTGATAATATAAATGGAGCAAGTAATGCGTTTTTGACAACTTGTATTTGGTTTGTTAAAGATTCTTGCTGAATCATAGCCATTTCGTGTGCAGACCCAGTAGCATTTTCTAAATTAGAAACTGCATTAGTAAAATCGTCAGCATTCTGAACTAAGTGAACAAAGGCTGTAGCACCACGAACATTTAAATCTTCCATCAAAGCAATCATAACATCCATATCACTAACGCCGTCTCCCATAACAGATTGGAACTCTTGGGCTATATCAGTCAATTGTTTCATGTTACCATTGTTATCCATGATTTCTACACCTAATCTTCTAAAAGCAGAAGCATTGTCTTCAGCGTGTTGAGCAAACTCGGCTAGGGCTTGACGTAGACCCCTACCTGCAATACCTGCCTCTAAAGCACGATTTGTAAGCACTTCAAGACCACCTAATAGCTGGTCAATGCTTTGCCCTGTAGAGATAAAGAAAGGTAAAGCGAACTTAATAGAGCTTGCTAAGTCATCCCATTCAATAAGAGACTTGTTAATAGAATGAGCGAATTTATCTGTAACCATAGCTGCATCATCGAAAGTCATGTTGAAACCCATAATGGTCTGTGTGGTTAACTTAGCCAAAGTATTATGGTCACCTTGAACAGCCATAGATAATTTCAAAGTGTGATTTAACATTTCCATAGCTTGTCCAGCTTCAACACCAGCCGATGCATACTGATACAAACCTTCAGATGCTTTGGTCATTTCAATACCAAATTTAGTACCAAACTCAACAACTTGGTCACTTATACTAAAAAGTGTAGCGTCAGTTTCTTGCCAAATAGAATTAGCATTGATTAATTCTTGTTCAAATTGTTGGAAAGAATTAACTACTGACATTAATTTATAATTTAAAGCTGCAATAGCTGCTGTTCCTACAACAAATGCATTTCTTAAAGTGCCACCTACCTGTGCAGCTGCATCATCTATATGTCTAGAATATTCTTGCATAAGGTGGTTTTGTTCTTTCTGTTGTTGGATAGCCTTAGCATCATTTAATTTCTTTTCTCTATCTAATTCACGTTCTTTATTTTTATTTTCACGGATTATTTTACTTGTTCGTATTTCTTCGCCCGTAAGTTCAGAATTGAGACGTTTTAATTCTCGTAATAATTGTCTGTCAGATTCTTTTAAATTTTTCTCTTCTTCAAGAGATGTTATAACTCTTTTAAGTTCAGCATCTTGTTTTTTGAGGAGTTTGTTGTTAGCATGTTGTTCTTTTCTTAAATCTCTAACTAAATCTTTTTGTTTTTGATAGCCCTTAGCAGTTTTCTTCATTCCATCAAGTTTTGCTTTTTCTTGAGCTAATTCACCTTGTTTACCCGAAAGAGTCTTTTTCCTTTCTTTAGCTAACTTTAAAGATTGTTCTGCTAGTTGGCCTTCTTTTGTTAAAGATTTAATAATATCATCTCGTCTTTTCATACGAGTATCTAAATCATCTATAGCAGCCTTTCTTTGTTGTGCATCTCCTTTAGCAAATCCTTCCATAACACCTTGAGTGTCTGTAGATGCAAATTCCATACCTAAATCAGCAGAACTAGTTGCAAATTGACTTAATGAAGAATCCATAGCTTTTAAATTAGCATCAAACTTTTTTCTATATTCGTCAACTTGAGATGTATCTATCTTACCACTAGCAAGCGCATCTTCTGCTGATAGTGGTTTCATAGCATCGAAAGCTTTAGCTGCTCCTGCTACTGCTTTACTTCTTGTTTTTTCTAATTCTGCTAAAGCTGTTTTACTACTTTCTCTTAATCTTTGAACACCTTCAGCGTGTAATTTTTCTCTTTGTGCTGCACCTTGTTTAAAATTGCGTGCAGCTTGAAGATTAACCAATTCACCAGCAGCGCGTACATCCGATAGAGCTCGGTCTCTTGAACGTCGCCCGACGTAAAATTCTATACCATATGCGATTGCTGTTTCTTTAGCCATCTATCAAAGACCTTTTATATCTGTCACTCTCGCTCTTTGTCTTTTCTTTCCTAATTTTCTATCTAACCTAGCTTTGGCCTCCATGTGTTGCATGTATTGAGACCTCACTTGAGGTTTATTTTTTGCCATTTCTGATACATCTTCAGCTGAATAACCATCAAATGAATGCACCTCAGTGTATTCACTATATGCTGCCATTAAGCCTTCCAGTTCAATTCTTGGAGTTGTTTTTATATCGGGCCAACTCATACCTAAATCTTTCATTAGTGGGATGTAGAGGCACACCGCATCAGGTGTGTTCTGCACCCAATCTAAAAATTTACAGATTCAGATTCAGTTCCCATTACTTTAGCTGATATTCTGTACTTTAATGAAGTTGGTAATTTTGACCATACATCACTGTCAATAGTAGCGCCGTCTGGGTTTTTTTCATTGGCTTTCTCTACCATTTTAAGAATTTTCTTATTAGCTAATTCTGTGTAATAAGCATTCTTTTCTTCTTCGGTTTCACCTTCGTCTGGTATGACCATCTTAGGTTCTTCGGATTCAACTAGTTCACACCATTGAATCTTAACTGACTTACCTTTGTAATCCAGTTCTTCAGATTGTACTTCATCTGTTAAAGCTATCAGGTCGTCCATTGACCACATTTCTACTTTTTTTTCTGCCATATCTATTTTCCTTTCTCAGTGAGAGGGGCCGTAGCCCCTTCACTAAATGTAAGCCCCTATATAAAGCTTACTCTTTTTCTTTCTTTTCTTCAGCTTTTTTAGCTGGAGCTGCGGAAGGATTTTTATCCTTCCAAGCTGCAATTCTTATTTTTGCAGATTCAGCATTATATGTTTTATTATAATACTCTTCTGCATCCTTCAAATTATCAAATTGTGCCATATTTAATCACCTTACATTAATGTGGTAGCTGTTTGTGTAATTGCTACACCAGCGTACTTCGAACTTGATTTAGTTCCATTGTAAATAAATGGTTTAACTTGTGAAGTCAGAGAAAATGTTTCTTCGTTAGCACTTTCATTAGACAGTGTATGTCCGTATTCCATGAAGTGACAGTTTGGTATAACCAAAACTTCACCGTCTCCAGCACCTTCTGAAGATTCTGGTTTAAGTTCTACGAAAACTCTGTATCCGAAACATTGTTTTGCAGTTCCTTGGTCATCTAGTGTTGTTTTAGGGTCTGTTGTACCGTCTGATATTTTCATAGCTCCGGATGTATTTGCGATAAGTCCATACCTTCCGCTGTGTTTTCCATCTCCGTTTGAGTTACTTGAATCTGTCTGTCCTTGGAATAACATAGAAAATCTAACGTCTGACTTCTTTCTTGTAATTGCTACAGTAGTGTCTTTTTTGACCTCAATCTTTCCTACGTTTCTTAATCCCATGAAACTTATATCTTCATCTTGTGCACCAATGCTCACATCGACACCAGTTATATCACTGATTGCCCATGCTGCTAATCCTGCTGCATCAAGACCTGTTACTATTTGGTCGGTACCTTGTGTTGCATCTGCGTCAGCGTCAGCGTCAACAAATAATGCAGTTGCTGGGGCGTTACCCATTTTGATACCATCATCTTTATGTTCTGTGGTAATCCACAGTGTTACATCTCTTCCTGTAAAATAAGCCATGATTAGAGCTCCGAAGCAGCTGTTGCTGCTATATATGCGTTAGAACCATTAGTGTGAGATGGGTTAACACCATCACTAATTAATGGGTCAACGTAACTCATAAAGGTTAATGTTTCTTCTTGTGTTGAATCTGCTCCCATAGTTACTGTATGTTCAGTAATGTAACAGTTTCTTAGAATAAACACTTCACCAGTGTTTGCGGTTGCTGATTCTTTAAATCTAATGTACACTCTGTATCCACAATCTACGAAATCAGGTGCTCTTAGCCCATCAAACAAACCAGTTGTTTCATTTGCTGTAGCAGCTGTAACATCCTTTCCAACACCAAATCTTGCTTCATTGAATATTGCATCGAACATTGCATCTTTCTTTTTGCGTGTAATACTGATTGTATTTTCTTTCTTAACTTCGGCCTTAAGAACATTTCTTTGACCGATAAACGCCACATCTTCGTCCATAACACCTAATGATAAATCAATAGCGGTTAGGTTATCTGGTTCGTTGTTCCAAGCTTGACTTTGTACTAAAGTTGTACTGTTGTCAGTACATTTTTCACTTGAACTACTTGTTTGGTCCCCCCATGGGCCGTTACCATCTATAGATGCTCTTGGTCCTGCAAATAAATTATTTTTATCTGCGGAAGCAACATATTTGTTAACACTCCCGGTGTTATCAAATTCTACTAAAGTTGGTTCCAAAACATTTGTACTTCCATCCTCTTGAACAAGGACACCCAAATCGTTATGTTCGGTTGTAATGGCGACTTCTACATCTCTTCCTAGGAAATAAGCCATATTTTTTACTCCTCTAAATAGAATTTTTCTAGAATCTTCTATTTAGACTTAAATTCAATACATCACGGGAGTATATAAAGGTTTCCCTACTTGGTAGCTGAACCAACCTGTCCTGAAGGGTAAAGAAGACTTATATAAGGTGCTCCCCACCATTTAGGTGTTACATTGTCTGAAAACTCGTCTTGCTGTGAATTTGTTAAGTAATCAGCTAACCCCCAATAAACATTCTTTCTTTTCATTGGATTAGCTAATCCTGCAACGGATGTTCCAAGTGAATTATTCAAGGGATTGTTTAATGTTTGGTTATAACCTGTAATACTATCTCCTTCTTTGATATATCCTTTAAGCCATTTATCAACTTTTGCACGCCATCCTTGTCCTGTACCTGTAGTTTTAATCCATTCTTCTATCTTCTCATTAAAATCTTTAGGGGTTATTACAGCAGTTGCTTTATGATAAACAGCTTGTCCATCACTAGCTAAACCTGATTGCACAGTATCAGTTATACCACCTATAGTAATTTCTGCTATACCTTTATTGATTAAATATGCAGCATGCATTTCGTTCTGTTGTCTTGAAGTTTCATTTATTATAACATTTTGCGTCTCTCTATCTACTTGGAGCGCACTTCTCATGTATACGTGTTGTAAAGCTGCCTCATTATGTAATAAGACATCTCCTTCTTTTAATTTCATAAACTCGAGTACTTCATTACCAGAAGCGTGTACTCTATGTTTTACTTCTATTGTCCAGTTAGTAGCTGCATCTCCCAATCTAATTTCGGTAGAATAGCCTCCCTTCACTGCTGAGTTATTACGAAAAGTATTGATAACATTACCTAAACTATGTAAAGCAAAGGAGACTGCGGATAAAAAACTTTGACCTTTACTAGTAGCTGCGGTTCTTCTTTCAAAATCCCTTCGTATATTTGTCATTGCCTGTTTCTTTGCAGGTCTTAATTTAGAAAGAAAATCTTGTGGGTCTTTACCTGCCTGATTTTTCATCCTTTTTAAGTAACCTTTAAAACCACCAAGTGTTCGTTGATTATCTAATGATTTACTACCTCCTTCTAACGCTTCTAAATATTTACGACCTTCTCTATCTGAAGTTCTGATATGTTTTTTTAATCTTTGAATAACTTCATTATAACCTTCTGTTGTCCCTTGAAAATACTTTAATAATCTATCTTGAGCTTTTTTGATACCACTATCACCTTCGCCAATCAAATCTAATAATTGTTTAGAAGTTACACCTTGCCTTTGTCTGTCTTCAAAACTTGTTAAACCGTGGTGAGCGTGTTTGTCATCCATAGTCATAGAAGTAACGTCTATTCTGTATATCTTTCCATCTTTACCTCTAAAGTATAAATCTATAGCATTAGCTTTACCTATCAACTCTCCCTGTTTTCTTAATGTTGAGTCATCAGGGTGTTCAAAATCACCCAATGCTTGTTCTGAAGGAGTTCCGGGTTTACCTGTCACTCCTTTGTTTGTTGGAATCATAGCCTTTCCTACATCTGATATAAATGTGGTTAGAAGTGAACGCCTATCAAGTTGATACTTATTCTCGAAAGTTTTCCTTTCACGTCCTAATTCTTGGGGGTTGATATCTTTACTACCACCTAGAACTTCTCGATGAATAGGTTCTACTGTAGTTGAATATTCATACCAAGCAACACTACCTTTTATTCTGGCCTTTCTTAAAGAACCGTCATATCCTATAACTCCTCGTATACCTAAACCAGAACCTCTTACTCCTCTTTTTACTTTACCTTTTCTTTCTGTAGAAAAATCACTTTTATTAAACCCTAGCGTAGGGAGTATACCAGCGAATATGGTATAGACAGTAGTATCAGACATCTCAACTCCTGTAGTTTTTAAATGTTAAAGAATAATCGCAAGAAGCGCCATACCATTGGAACTCAGGCATATAACCTATATCCCTCCAGCCTCTAAGTTCTCTTTCCAAAACTTCCATAGTTTCTTCTTGGTATTCGCTGAATGTTAAATCTGTTATTTCGTTTGCTACGTTCAACATAAGCCAATTTAATAACTTGCGTTGTTTATAAACGGTACCACCTATGGTTATCTCAACATCTCTTTCACATATAATGTGTATGTTGTATGCTATACCATATATCTCTCCTGTACCACTCGCCCCGCCAAGTGTCATACCTTGACCCATCATCTGTTCAGTAAATCCAGAAGCTACCTGTTGTATAATTACAGCTGGAAACTTGACCTCCTCTGCTTCAGGGAACTCTCCGTAAAAGTGTATATCACTACCAGTTGCGGTAGAAGTGTTGATTTTATCACTTACACCCATTAAGATGGCTCTCTCTATTACATTAAGGAAGTCTTTTGCCATATTACCACTTTACCTTGTTAGCCCAATAAGCGGCTGACATTTTACCTTTCTTTATATTTTTACCATGACGTGCTTTAAAACTCTTACGTCTTGCTTTTTGTCTTGCAGATTCTCCTTTCTTAGGCTTACCTGCTGTTTTTACTCCTTGTTGTCCAAATCTAATCAATTTAGTTTTGCCACCTTCTTTGGCCACAACTACGTGTGACTTCTTAGGATGATTAGGAGTTCTCTTTGGTTTATTATAAGCTGTTACTCCAGCTCTTGTTAATTTAGCGTCTTTCTTTTTCTTTGGTGCCATTTTATCTACCTGCCTTTTTCATCGCTGTTTTGTGAGACTGTGTAAATGTCTCTCCTTTTTTCATAGCTACGACCATAGCTCTAAGGTGTTTAGCAGTATGGTGTTTACCATGTTTCTTCATAGCCATACTCTGTCTTTTATTTAAACCAGCTAAACTAACTCCTTTAACCTTCTCAGTAGCCATATTTACCCTTTTTCTTAGTTGTTTTCTTCTTCTTCTTCACTTTATAAGCCATTATTTAGCCCTCCTTACTGCTTTTTTTACCTTTTTAGAGTATTTAGCGCGACTTCCAACTCCACCAGCTTTGCGTTTCTTACGATTTGCTGCTGCTTTTTGACTTGGTGTCATTTTTGCTCTGACACTCTTCGGTAGGTAACGACCTCTTTTTGATTTAGGTTTCTTGGCATCTTTTTTGGTAATGTAACCCCATTCTTGTTTACCCCATTTCTTTAGGGACTTTTGGGATTTCTTAAGTGCCATTAACGATACCCTCCACCTTTAGCTTTATATTGTTTAGCTAGCATCTGTGCTTTACGAGCAGACCATTGTCCGGGTGCTCCACCTTTGCTACCTGCTTTAATTCTTCTGAATAATCTCTTTCTCATTGTTGGCTTGGTGTAATTACCAGCTTCATTAACTCTTGATTTACTTTTCTTTTTAACCATATGCTCTTCTCCTTGAGGCTCTGTTTCCTCTTACTCTGACTGCTGATATTTGCATATACTCATCTCTATAGTCTTTAATAGACTCTATCCTCCACTCAGCTTCTTTATATAGATATATGTCTTTAAGCTCTACTGAGGCAGAGCTAGACAAAGTAATTATAAGGGAGCTTAATTCATTGCTACTATCTCCATAGAGCTTATCTAAGTCGAGTATTGTATTATCAGTGGCAGCTGTAAAAGCTGTCCTAGTACCATCCTTGTATACAGAGGTTGTGTCTCCCACGGCTATATCTCTAAGTGGGACATCTATCGTAATATAAGCACTGCTTGATAGAGCCAATGAACCGCTCCATTTGAGACTTCTACTACCTCCATCATTACCATTAAGTGTTATAGCTGTAAGTGTGCCTGACGATTTTATTTTAAACTGTAATCTATCTATTTGATAACCTGCTGTTGCATCTGCAAAGGTTTTTAAAGTATGAGAAGATGCTGCTGTTCCAGTAAAAGCATCATCTTTGTATAATATCTTTTCTACGTCGTATAATTTATCATAACTTTCTAATTCAGCAAAAGCTGCTGTTTCTCCAAAATTATCTAGATTTTGTATATAATCTGATGAGGGTGCATAGAATGTGCATTCTCCGCTAATCCTATGGCCAGTTTTCTCTAGCCTACCTCTTCTACTAGTGATTGGACTTTGGAGCATTGAAAGGCCCGGAAGGACTATTTCTGGGCTTGCTGCGTGATATGCTACATCGTCTGTTGCTGTAGCTGCGGCTGAACTGCTTTTTTCGTATCCAAAACTGACTGCTGGACCAGCTAAATCAGAACCACCAACTTTGGTTGTTTTTATGTCTTTTTGTTTAATCTCATCTCTAACAAAAGTTAAATCTCTTACCTGACTTGAGCGGTGACGCAAATGTCTTAACATCTTAGGCATATTTATTGAGCCTGTGTTCACCGCACTAACCATATTACATTCCTCGTGGTTTCTGTCTTACGTTCAGTGTTGAGTCACTACCGTCGATGTTTTTCTTCCAATCTACATCACCAGTAGCTGCATTAGCATTATAGGTACTTGTTTTTATACTTAGTGCCTGTTTTGCTATAATTGCTTCATTAGCTAATTCTAAATATTTGTTAAATGGTTCATCATCGACATACTGTACAAATATATCTCCTATCCTTAACTGTTCTATACCCATACCATTTTGAGCTATACTTCCTAGATAACAACTGTAATACATAACTGCATTATCAAAAGCTGCATCTGAACTTGTAACATCATAAGTAAGACCAGTTTGTTCTGTAAACCATTCACTGGCAATGCTTATGACTAAATCTAAGTCTGTATCATCTATCTCTTCAGCTTTTATACCACTAATAAAACGAATTCTACTACGTAGTCCTGCTAAATCTGTTATACTTGTTATTGCCATTTTACATCATCCCTAATGCACCTACTCCGCCGCCAGCTGTAACTATAACTGCCAACCACCTTTGGAGTGATGTCTTTATATCGTTTTCCCACATTTCGTGGTGGTGTAGATGGTTAGTGAAAAGAGTTTCGAACTTATCCATTCTATTATAGATGTTCTTGATTCTTTCATCCATCCGAATTAATAGTTCTTCTTTCTTTCTTTCTTCCATCTTATAAATTTCCTTCTATATGTTGCAAAAGAGCTTTTAACTTGGCTCTTATTGCGTCTATATCTGCGTCGTCCGCCAATGTCCAATCGTTTATATCTGTCATATTTTATCTCCTTATCATGAAGGGTATCCATCTGTACAAACAAACACAAATGTAAAACAACCTCTTATATCTGTACCTACTGATGATGGTACACTGAAACCTCCGAATATTTTATCACCCGCTGAGTAAGTCTGTACACCCGCACTACCTGTATCTATTTGTGCAGCTCCACGTACTCCATCTAAAAATTCCATAGAATTACCTGCGCCACCTACACCTTCTAATGTCATAGCGTCTGGAGCGCTCGGCCCTCCTCCTGTAATGTTTGTCCATCTATATGTTTCTGTTAAACTTGTAGCATTATCAGCTGCCTTTCTTAATCTAAAAAAAGTACTTGTACTACCAGCAACTGATGCACTAAAAGAGCCTCTGATACTAACTAATTTAGCAGCAAAAGGCATCAAATGATAATGATTGAATAAATCACCATTAGAATTAGTAGAATTACCTGAAGTTGTATTGAATGATAAATGTCTTTCATGACTTGATGTACCTACTTTACTCATACCTGCTGTAACAACATAAATGAATTGCATAGATGAGTCGAGTACACCGTCTGTTGTTGATAAAATTGATGTGCTAGTTTTTGACAAAACGCTTACATCACCATCTGCTTTCAAAGTTAAAGTTCCATCAGCACTAGCACTAACTGTTTCTAAAGTTGTTGCTCCTGTTCCGCCTGCAACTGTTATCTTAAAAGAATCATCCGTATCTTCTGCATCATAGAACTTAAATACACCAGTTGCAGCATCTAAAACTATATCATTAGCTGAGTCAAATGTTAAATCTGCACTGCTTCCAGATGTTATTTCGACTGCACCTGAACCATCTAAACTAAAATTTGAGCTAACTACTAATGATGGAGTTGAATCTAAATTGAATGTATATCTTGTATCCCCACCATCTTTAAAAATTATATCACTATTATCTGCATCTACAATCATGTCTCCGTCTAAATCAAAAGTCAAGTGAGCTGCTTCTGCGTCTGTATCGACTGTGGATATTGTAGTTGCTCCATTTGCTTCTACTGCAATATCAAAATAGTTACCTGTTTGGGCATCGTCATGTATTCTAAAGTGTGAATTAGCTGGGTCTATTTCTACAATAGTACCATTAGTACCATCATCGAAAAGTGTTTGATGGTTCCCTTTGATTGTAAAGTCTCCACCTAATTCTATATCCATTGTTGAACTACAATCTATTGTAAAAGCACCATCAACATCTAATTCTGGAGCAGCTTCTAAATTGAATTTAAATTCAGCTGTGCCACTACCATCTGTAAAAGAAATATCTTTACCTGCTGCATCTAAAGTAATATCACCAGAAGAATCTAACGTGAAACCTGAACTATTTAAAGTGTTGATTGTTTGGGTATCTTCTACGTTAAGTGTAACAGTACCTGATGTACCGCCTCCACTCAAACCTGTTCCTGCTGTAACTCCTTCAATGTCTCCACTACTTGAACCACCAGTTGCTGCAATTGTGACTGTAGTTACATCGCCTGAAACACTTCCTGTTGTACTTATACCTGAACCTGCTGCAATTTCTAAATTACCACCAATGGGAACTCCCATCTGTGTATCACCAGCGCCAGATTTAACTCCTATACCAAAAGCTCTAGCTACTGTAGTTCCGTTTCCATCAACGTCTTCACCATAATAAATTTTACCAGATGCTGCGGCTCCTGATGCTCCAGCTGCTGAAGCAGCTACTTGTTTAATACCTAATTCACCACTTGCCAGCGCTGTCGCTGCTGGTTCTGAACCATCTGTTCTGTTTTTTATTTTAATTACGTTTGCCATTTATTATCCTGCGTATTACTTTAAATAAGCAATCATAGCAATTGCTCCTGCTATTTAAAGGTTTTGTTCAGCTTTAAGCTGCTGTGTAGCTTCCAGCATCAA